AAAAATTTTTTACAATTAAGATCAAGGTTTTTTGGCGGGCCGGGTTTCGGATATTTTGAGATAAAGATAAAGGCCGGGTTTCGGATATATTAATTTAAATGTATAGCCGGGTTTCGGATATATTAGAATCTATATAAGGCCGGGTTTTGGCTTAGATATGTTAATAAAATGTTGACATATAGGTGGATAAGAAAGTTGATATTTTTGTATATAGTCTTAATAGATTTTCGAATGAAAATTCTGTATATTTTGGTATATAAAAGTATATTAGCCTGGTCGGGAGAAAATATATAGAAAATGCTTAAATTTTGAGAATTTTAAAGAAAATGGTCAATATAAGGATAATCAGAATATATAATAGATTTCGGGTAAAAATTGATTGTTTATATAGTGTTTATAATATGGTTATAAATGGGTAAAAAGCTTAATAGATTTTGGTAATAAGGGTATTTAGATAATGTTCGAAATATTATATATTGACGATAACTGGTATAATTGCTATATTGTATTATATGATGGAGATATTAATAAGGTTATTATTGTGGGGAGTTATATGGAAGGAGTCTAGACGTCCTGGTGAGACTGATGAATGGTTGGAGGATCAAATAAGGCGAGAGTTATCGTTATTTACAGCATGGCGTGAGAATACAGAAAGTTTTATTGATTACGTGACCTATAGGAGTAAGGATTATGTGAAGGAAAAGTCGGCGTTTAAAATAAAGGTATATTTGCATAATCTTTATATAGAAGGATTGATTGAGCAGATGTGAGATATAATATGGATAAGATATATTGGTATAATGGTTTTTCAGGTATTGCGGAAAAGACGAATATTATTATTGACCGGATAGAAAGGGTAGAAGCAGGGGTTTTGTTTCCTGATCATCCCTGTTATAAAGTATATTATAATGAGAAGCATAGGCCGGGGGAGTTTATAATGTGGATTGAAAAAAAAAGGGAACAGGTATAGAGTTAAGTGGGGCCGAGCGTTATATAATAGATGATAGTGGTAAATTGGATATTATTGGGGTTAATACTTATTTGTATAATCGGAAGATGATGAAAGTGCTTGATAACCTATAGGGATTATAATATGGTTAAGAAGGTTTACGATAAGATATATTGGTATCGTTTGGATATGGTGGAAAAGACGAATATTATTATTAACCGGATAGAAAAGGTAGAAGCAGGGGTTTTGTGTCCTGATCGTCCCTGTTATAAGGTATATTATAATATAAATGACGATGGAAAGGTAAAAGAATCGTGGATAAGGGTTGGGGCTGAAGGAACTGGAATAAAGCTTGGAAAGTTCAGGCGTTATATGGTAGACCGTAGTGGTAAGCTGGATATTATTGGGGTTAAGAAGTATCTGCATAATAGGGAAATATCAGAAGTACTGGAGAATATTTAGATGAAAGATATAGTATATTATTTTGCTGACTTTAGTGATAAATTAAGTATATGTATGGGGCATATTAAAAAATTGCGCCCCTAGGAAGTTATTTTTGGGCTGTTTATTTTGATGATATTAATGGTACTTCGGTAGCAATAGGTTCTCCAGGGACAGGTGTAGTATTTGAAAATGGTGCAAGATTCATGGTAGATAATGATAGATCTTTCAATATTAAGGCTGTTGAGGTTTACTTACATAATAGAGAAATATCAAAAGTATTGGAGAATATATGAATATTCCATTAAATATGGCTACTAAGAATAAGAATGGTACTGATGAGATTTACGTTCCATTTATTGATGAAGATAAGTCTAATGATTTACATATTATTACATGGGATAATCTTGACACAAGTCTATAAAAATAAACCAGAAGCTTAATACTTCTGGTTTTTCTTTATAATAGGGTAAATTAGGGGTATAAATAGGGTATATTATAGTTTATTAAGGTATTTTAGGGTATTTTTATATTCAATTATACTATTAATAATAGCGGCAGTGTCGTCATTTAGGGGTATAGCTTACCCCTAAACATAACTTTAGAATCTGGCCGAATACGGAGTTTAAGGATTAGTTTCCAATAAGTCTTTCCAGAAGATTTATCGACTATTCTAAATTCATAGCCATATTCAGGGTTATTTCGCATTTCTATGATTTTATATAAATCAAAACATTCTGTTGGACTAATGAAACATAGTCAGTTAGTTTAGGTCTGGGTTTTTTATGTTTTTTCATAGTTTATCTATTGTTTTAGTTAATTGCTCATTTTCTATAATAATAGAAAGTTTAGAAAGTTCTTGTAAATTTTTATAGATTTTGCCTTTATAATGAACATATGCGTCAGTTTGTATATTTATAAAACCTCTTAGTTTTAAATATCCAATTTCATGCATATCACCAACATCAGTATATTTAAGGGTATAATATACTGCAAAGTCATGTTTTGTTAGCTGAGTTACTTTTGTTAATTCTGAAATTGTTCTATAATAATGATGAAAACCGGTATACCTTGCATTATCGGTACTATAATAACCTACATTATAAATAAAATTTTGCATTAATTAATATCCACTAAATATAATACTTTATAAGTTAATGTAGAAAAGTATATTGGTTTGTCAATATACTTAATACATTTTTAATTCTGAATTTTTTAATCTAAAGTATCTAATAACGCGATAGTCTTTTCATAATCTAATTTAATTTTTAAATTCTGAAAATCTTGCAAAGTTTTATAGTATTTCCCATTATAGTCTATTTCAAAATAATATTTTGAAGTTTCGCCAAAGAACATTCAATATTATGATTATGAACTAGCCTACTAAATTCGCCTTCGATATTTTTAAAATCGCTTACCAAGGTTTGCTTAGAAATTTTAAACGACCAGCCAGAGTCTAAATCTCTAATTTCACTATAAGTGCATGAACCGTTATATATACTATCGTCAGTATATTCTAAATAATACGACCTGTTATATTTAGTATTTAGTTCTGTTTGAATACCTAAACTAAATGCTTGATCTAACGGGCGTTCATAAAAAACGCCTTTTGACATCGAATATACATGAGTTATACAATAATCATCAATATAACCGAGTTTGGTGATTTCATCATTAAAACCATTAAAACGGTTTGCTTTTTTAATTACAGCTAATCTAGTCATATTAATAATATAGTAATTAGCCTCTTATTTGTAAACCCTTATAAATATAATATGTTAAATGAAGCTGAGAAAATGAAGAAGTTACTCTCTAGAGTACAAAAATTTACAGAATTTGCAAAGAAAGCTAAATCTGATACCGAAAAGGAACAACTTGAACAAGATTCTGAAGATCTTAAGCAAGAAATTGATAATTCCCCAATGGATAATGGATTTAGAAATTCTTTATTATCTGCCCTTATGTCTGCTGGAATGTTCCTAGCTCCTGAGACTAATGCACAAATGCCAATCTTTGACAAGATTAGTAATAGGGTCCAACAAGGTATAGACCAAGCATCTGATATTCTTGATAACATTACTTGCATAATCGTCAATAATACACCTTCTAAACCTCAAAATGGTGTGATAGGTAAAGGCAAGCTCATTGATGGAAATACATTCCTAGAGTACACAGATGGCGGTAAATTGGTATATCGTGCTGACCTAGGTAATGAAAATAAGTCTACATATTTCCCAGCGAACCAAAAACTTTATAAGAATATGAATTGGGATGACGCCATTATAGAAATTCATCCAATTGATAATGGAGAGCAAAATGATGAAGAATAATATAATGTTGGATGAAGGTTTCTTTGGCGATATCTGGAATTCCATTAAATCTTTACGTAACAAAGCTGAATCTGATGACCCAGAAGAACAGGCAGAAGCTAAGGAAGAAGCGAAGGCACTACAGAGCCAGGTTAAAAACAGTCGTATGTTGCCTAAACTTAAAACTGCGATCCTTGCAATTCTTATCGGTATTATTGGAGTTTCTTCCGCGAGTGCAAAGAATTTTGACCGGCCAAGCCATGATGCAAAGCGTACTGAAATGTTTAGTAATCTCGATAAGGAAATCGCAGATGCTGAAGCAAAGTATGGTCCAAACTTTGGTAGTGTTATAGAAGTTGATAGAGATACAGTATCTTCTGCAGAACGTTTAGCAGCAGTAATTGATTCCAAGGGAACTTACGGTGTTACAATTAAACATGTTATGAAAAAGACCGTTGATGGTGAAGAAATGAAAATCTTTAAGTTTACTGACGGTTCTGGATTAGTATGGACTCGATCTGGTGTTATTCAGGTTTATAACAGGCTTGGTAACAAGGTTGGCGATTATTGGGGTTCCGGTGCTGATAAACTAGTTTCTAAGGCACATGATATCATTGACCAGCATAAAGCCAGCGTTCATGAAGCAATCAGCGTATTAACCAAAGCTGGTTATACTTTGCTAAAAGACTAAATAAAATCTTATATATAATAAGTCAAAAGACAAAAAGCCTAATCTTTGAATTAGGCTTTTACTTGTTTATTTAAAGGAGAAATTTAATTATGATTAGACCAATGGTTCAAATTTTACGTTTTTATATCATCAATAAGACAGTAGGTTATCGTTCTATCGAAAGTTTACTTCAGAATCCGTCTTATAATCCGCTCTTGAAGAACTGTGTTGATACTGTTAAGAGATATCCAGATTGGGCAATTTCTGAATGTAATCGTCTAAGAGATGATATTGATAAGAGAAAATTCAAATTTGATAGTGGTAAGTGGGCCATGGATATCCGAGAAGAAGATATTCCAAAAGGTACAGAAATCGACTGGTTCGATTTGAAGCAAGTTTTATCGGATATTAAGACCTGGATTGAGACAAATAAAGTATCTTTCAAGAAGGAATTCACAAAAGCATATTAATAAAAAATTTATAAATAATATAAAGTTTATAAAGGAATTCCAAATATGAAAGAAAACTCATTTGCACAATATATTAGTAAGGAAAAGCTCAAGGGTAACTATAGCTCTGAGCTTAATGAAGGTATCGGCGATTTCTTTAAAAAGGACTGGTACAACACCAAGAAACACCTAAGTGGTAACTTAAAAGGTGATGAAATCGAACTTTATCGTATCACTGGCGACTTTAATGATAAGGCTTTTCGTGAAGCAATTATTCAGAAGTGTATTGACTCTGTTAATAAGAAAGCTAAGGAAGCTAAATCTGAAGAAAAAGGTGATGATAAGACTGGTGTAACACCGCTAAGTAATGAAGAAATCGATCCAGAAAAGGTAGAAGAACTTGCACAACCTACAATTCAGGAAACAATTAAGAAAATTATTAACCAGGTTGTAGGTCTAGCAAGAGGAACTAACTCTAACTACGACCCTGATTTAAATCCTGATGAACTTGAAAAGGATGACAAGCTCTATAATGGTGGTGCAAATGGCTATAAGTATTCTTGGGTACAAAAAGATAAACTTTATATCTACTTCGATTCTGAAGACTCTGCTCGTCGTTTCTTCCGTGAAGACTTGAAAGAACAGAAACACCTAGAAGTTGATGAATCTGTTATTTCTAAGATGTTCTCTATCGAAAAATGTAAGCGTAATAAAGACAAGGTTTACGATAAGGTAAAAACAGAAGAACGTCACTATAAGAAGGATTCTCCTATTCCTCATGAAACATTCGATAAGGAATGTTCTAAGATTATCTTTGACAATATTAAGGATGAGCTCATCAAGAATGCTAAGAATAACCGCTATGGCAAGAAGATTCCAGTCGGCCGTATTACTTGGTCTTGGCCTGAAGATGAAATCAAGAATTTCCTTAATAAGTGCGTTAAAGATGGTGTTAATGATGTCAACGGTATCAAGAATAAGATTAGTGATGTATTTGTAGAAGTTCGTAAAGCTGCTGAAAATGCTGGTCATTTCTTGTATGCTAAGGGTACTGCAAAAGGTAATGTAAACCTTAACTTCGAAACTCTTGAAGATGCTGAAAACTTTAAGGAGGAATTCGAAAGCGAAGTTGAATACGGTAATTTAAGTAACCCGGCTGATGGCAAGGCAAACTCTAAGTTTGTTGAAAAAGCTAAGACTAACGATAAGGAAATCAAGGCAGCTAAGCTTATAGCAAAGATTGTCGTTATGGCAGATGAACAGTTTGACCAGATTAAGGTTACTGAAGAAGAAGCTGCCGCAGCTGAAGCAAAACTCCAGAAGAATGGTAAGTCTGTTGAAACTTATGCTGTTACATTAAGTCTTAATAAAGAACAGCTTTCAAGAGTTGTTGAAAAGTTCATTAAAGAAAACAGTGGTGAAGCTGTTGAATCTGGAAAGCTATTAGATTACTTGATGACTAATGGCGGCGAATTCGATAGCTTGCTCTCTAAGATCGATGAATTCTGTTATTCTGATGTACAGAGAGATGGGTCTGTTATTCTTCACTTCGAAACTGAACGTGCTGCAGCAAAGTTCATTTCTGAATATAATGGCAATTATGACCATTCTATCTTTGATATGACTGACCCTGAAAAGTCTTCCGCAAATAGCAAGAGTATTGAAGAATTTGCAGCTGAAGGTAAGAAAGTTAAGAATAATAAGATTGCTCGAGCAATTACTGATAATATTGACGATAAGTACAAGAAGTACATCACTGGATTGAATGCCGCTAATGCTGAAGGTACTATTGAAGAAATTGTTGTTGTTCCCCAGATGGAATCCATTATGGAAAAACTTAAGGAAGACGCTGGATTCTTTAATACATTAGTACATAAGGGTTCTGTACTACAGGAAGCAGTAATTCATGCATTTAATCGCGTATTTGAACCAATTACTTTGTCACTTATTGATGAAGCAGCAAAAGACTCATTTGAAGGTTTAAGCCCAGAACAAACAAAGTCTCTTAAAGTTGCAATTCTTCGTTACAAACGTGAAAAACAAAAAGACCCAACTCCGCAAGTTATTGGTAGTTTGAAAAAGGTTATTACTAAAACCGACACTGAAGAAGTTAAGGCTAACCCTGAAGAAGTTGGTAAGAAGGTTGAACAACAAGTCGTTCAAGCTACTCCGACAGCTAAAGATGGAAACAATGGTCTAAATGATCCTGCAGCAGTTCTTGAAATGCTAAAGGTATCTATTCGTGCCGGTTTCGAAAGACTTGGTTCTTTAAAGAAATTTATTAACGAAGGTAAAGCTAAAGTTAAGGTATACGACAAGGGTATGGCAATTCGTTTCAACAGTGTTGACACTGAAGAAGTTAAGAATGTAGAAAAGGAAATTAACGATAAGTTAATCGCTAAGGACTACTTCAAGGTTGTTCGTCGTACACCTAACTACAAAGTTAAGTAATTAACTTAATAAAATTTTAAAAGAGCTATAAAAATTATAGCTCTTTTCTTTGTTATAAATATTCCATAAGGAGTTCCAATGTCAGGATTTACTACTAGCATAAATGATTTCAATAAAAATAAATATGTCCTACGATTCTCAAATCTAGTAAACTTTACCGGTTATGAATTAGATACTCATATTTTAGATAACTATGTGCGTAGTGTAAATGTGCCAGATTTGTCAATTCCGATGTTGACTTCTATGTATATGCATGAACGTCAGTTGCATCCAAATCCAATTGGTGCACGAGAATTACAAACAATGACTGTTGAGTTCAAGTTAGATGAAGAAATGAAAAACTATTATCTCTTCTACTGCTGGATTTATTTCATGCGTTATGGTGAAACTTGTGGTAAGACATCTTTAAAAGGTGAAGAACTTTTACGCATGGACTGCATTGATGCAATTGAAATTGTTTCATTAGATAATGATAATAAGATTAAGTCTAAGATGAAATTCAAACACGCAATTATTTCAAACCTTGCATCATTAAATCTTGAATATGGTACGTCTGACATCTGTACATTTACTTGTACTTTTGAATACGAAAACATTGAATTACAACTTGAAAACACTGAAGATCAATAATCTATAAATATAGTCGAAGGTTAAACACATGGGATTTGGTACAATAGTCTGTTCATATATCTACGGTACATTTTTAATTATTGTTGGTGCAGTTGATGCATATCAGCAAGCAGCAAAGGCAATGCTAGAGAGAATTGAATCTTTAGCCCAAGCCGCTATTACATTCTGGAAATATACCGTTGAAAAAGCTATAGAGCTGGTGGTAAACCTGGTAAAAATATATGAGAAAAAACTGGTAGATATAATATATGACCCAACAGGTAGTACATTATGGTGTGGTAGACTATGGGATTGTTTGACATTTGTAAATGACCTACTAGACCCGGATAGTTTCCTGTTCAAGAAGTTAAACGATTGGTTTAGTCAGCAATGTACGACATTTGTCAACGCGGATTTATTAAATAACATTCGGGCATTGTTATCTGACTTCCAGACGTTCGCACAAACACTGTGTTCTTATGGTTTCAGTTTTGAATTCGGTATTTCAATGATTAAGGAAATCCTTAATACATATAAAAAACAATTAACTGGATATGAAGACCAGATTATGCAGAAGATTAAGACTTTGAAAAATTTCTGCATGCAATATTTAAACTGGGCCATTGACACAGGTGTTGTCGATTACTTAGAAAAACTTGAAGGTTTATTTAATTGTATTATTGACAGTAGCGAAACTTGCGCAAGTATTGCAACATCTAGTAACTATTATAAGAATGTATGTTCTAAAATGCATATTGAAAAGAACGGTGACACTTGGGGCATGGATTCCAATTTTAAAAATAGTGTTTATGGCGGACTTGAAGGTAGTACAATTCGTCTTAGAAACGCCAAAATGGATATTGACAGTATTTGTGATACGCTTGCGAATCCTAAAGAAGTTAAGAGAGCAAATAAAGCATATAACTTATCAAAGAATATCTTCCCAGGCGGACTGCATTGGAGTGACTTAACAACTGAAGATGGTAATTTAAGTTGGACCAAGATTAAATCTGGTGAAACTTGGAAGAAAACCGCTATCTATCAAAAGTATGACCAAACAAAACAAGCATTACAAGATGCTTGGAATCGTGAGCCAAAACTGACAACAGAACAGTTAGCAGATGGCACGGAAATCGATGAATATGGTAATATATATTATAGAGACGGATGCGATCTTATTCCATTAGAACCAGAAGAACTTCCTTATGAAGAACAGACCGTTGAAGAATTTTATGCTACTGAAAACGGTAGCAATGAAGTCTTGAAGGACGGAGATAAATTTATTTCCGTAACTCAAGCAGCATTAAAAATCGCAAAAGAGCCTGATAGTGACTTGGCAAAACGTTGTGAAGAAATTTGGCGCAAGCTAAATGCTTGGGCACAGAATAATGATAGTGCTAAGAAGTATGGCACGGCTCGTATATAAATAAAATAAACATTTAAACAATAAGTGAGGAAAAAAATGAGAGATTATAGTGTAGAAGAAATTATTAGGGCAAAGCATGTCGCACGCGAAAACGGTTATACCGTTGAATTGCCAAAGGATGAAGTAGAACAGGCTATGAATATTGCAAAGTCTGCTGGTTATACTGTTCATGAAGTACCAGCTGCAAAGCCTGCTCCAGTTGCAAAACCTGCACCGGCGCAGCCAAAACGTCCTACAGTTTGGGATATGGCAGCAAAGTATCTATAATTTATATAAAAAATAAAATTTTTCAAAACACTCCAAAAATGGAGTGTTTTTGAATTTTATAAATATATTATGAAGCAGAATAATTATCCACCATTTCATCCAAATCCGTATGGTCCTGACTGGCCGGATGCAAATTTCCATCCAGATTGGCCACATTATAGACACATGCATCATTGGAATGATACTGAACCAGCAGCGGTAGTCCCGTGGCCGGAAGAATGTTGTCCGCAACCTTCTGATGACTGTATGTGTGTTACCAGTGGTGATATTCAGATGTGGAATACAATTTCTGCAGTCTCCGCATTTGCTAAGATTGATGTTGACGGTTTAAGCGGCTTAAGCGCATTGTCTGGAATCAGTAAGTTAATTCCTATGGCTGAAGCTGTAGACGCTTATTCTGGTATTTGGATGTCGGCAGAATATGTTCCAAACATTTATGAAGACATTTATGAATTATCAGCACGAGTCGATACCAAGGCACCTCTTTCCGGAGAATATTTACAACAAGTATATAGCGATCCTTATTTTTTTGATGGTAAAGGTACAGAAAAATCTGTGTTAAAACCATCTAAGGACCTTGAAAATACTGTAGCCATAGTTTATGAATCTACTAGTGGTTTTACAAAGGCGTTAGTAAATACAGATATGTGTGACGTTGTAGAAGGAAACATTAAAGCACTTGAAGAACGTACTGCAGCTAACCAATGGGCAATTCAAACATTAAGTAACAGAATTGATCATATGGGCGGCGGCGGTAAGAGTACTGACTGGACTAATTCAGCAGTTTCTCTTGAAGAATCTAAAAAACATTCCGACGTATTCTATTACTACGATAGCACAAAGGTTAATATTAAATAAGCGCATAAATAAGGAAGAATATTATGGAAGATTTTTTAGTTAAAGCATTACAGACTGGCAACGCATCAGCAATTTTATATTCAATTGCCGTCTATTTCATTATCTATTTCCAACGCAAGAATTCAACAACCAACCGTGATAATCAGTTGGAAAATATGAATAAACGTATGGAACGCGAAATCACTGAATTAAAGACTGAAAAGGAATTGATGGAAAAGGATATTGAGTTCCTTAAAGATGAGAATTCTACAATTAAGTCTGATATTAAAGAAATCAAAAACACTCTACAACAGATTTCTTTGTCTTTAGCAAAGATTGCAGCTCAAGCAGAATTAAGAGAAAGTAAAGGAAAATAAATATGTTCAAAGACTACATGGTAAACGAATCTTCTGAATTTAGTACTATGGAAAATAATCCAATGATTTTTACATTGATTATTCCACGTTTTATTACATGTAACGATGTGAAAACTATTAAGGAAGATAAAGTTTTGAAAAATGCAGTAGATAAGGTCGAAAAGTTTATTAAGACCCTTTCTAACAAGGCAGTTAAAGAATTAAAGCAAAGTAACAAGCCATATGCTGTGATGGATATGTTTAAGCTAAGCAAAAATTACAAGGATACTTTTGATAAGTATTTTGCTGAATATAAAAGTATCATATGCAATACTGAAACAAACTTCATTAAATGTATGGAACTAGACAAGAAATTTAATGAATTGTTTGATTCTCCGGAGCTAGTTGCTTATAGAAATACCCTTTAATTTTTGCAAAAAAGGACCTTTTAAAAATTTTTATAAATAAAAATATAGAGGATTTAAAATATGAAAAACGAACAGCAAATTTTTGAAGCATGGAAGCGTAAGAACAAGAAACTCAATGAAGGTTTTCTTGACGGTGAAGAAGAAGAACCGGTGACTTCCGATGATTCCCTTGGTGAAGAAGAATCATCAGATTCTTCTGAAGAAATTTCTTTAGATTCTGATGATGATGAAGAAATCGACATTTCTGAAGAACCATCTGATGACGAAGATTCTGAAGATGATGAAGAATCCGAAGGCGATGAAGAATCTGAAGGTGATGAAGAATCTGACGACGATTCTGAAAATCTCGATGACTTCGACGGTGACGAAGATGACGAAGATGACGGTGCATCTAAGGGCTCTGATGATATTACAGAATTAAAAGATTTGATTACTACACTTACAACTCAAGTTCAGACTTTGACTGACAAGGTTGACAGTATTGCTGATAAGGATGCAGGTTCTGAAGAAGGCGGTGACGTTGCCGACGAAGGTTCTGAAGAAGGTGGTGACGACTTTGGTTTTGACGAAGAAGGCACTTCCGAAGAATCTGAAGGTGAAGAATCTGAAGGTGAAGAAGGCAGTGACGAAGAACCTGAAGGTGAAGAAGGCAGTGGCGAAGAATCTGAAAGTGAAGAATCTGAAAGTGAAGAATCTGAAGAAGATACTTCTAGCGACGATGAAACTAAGTCTGAAGCATGGAACTACTGGCATCGTAAAGGTCGTTATTTGAGTGAAAAGGGTGACTATATCATTGGTAAGATCAATGAAGGTCGTTACGACTTACTCGAAAATGACATTATGCTCGCTGTTAAGGCAAAGATTCGTAAGCGTATTGAAGATGCAAAGAAGCAGATTCGCAATGAAGCTCTTCAGCGCAGATAATTAAAGATTTGTCCTTTATATTAAAAACCCAACTTTTTAGTTGGGTTTTATTTTTATTTCGCTTTTTGACTATATTTTAATAAATAATATATGGCAATTAGACATGATGAAATGCTAGAGTTTACTTCTGTCGGTGACATCAAAGCTGGATATTTTTATGCATTCGGTTATAATGCACTAGCTAAACGTGGTACTGATATGGCCCCTGTGATTTATTGCGCTTATGCTCCACCAGATTCATTAAATTTTACCGGAATTAACTTTCATTATTTTAGTATTGAAACTTGTGGTAGAATACTTAGTATGATGAATAAAAAACAATTCATTTTAGATGATGATATTCAACATATTTTTAATGGTTCTGAGTTACATGAATGTTTTTCGAATATTGGTATTGGTATGAAAATGTATAATAAAACTAGAATAACAGGTTCATGCTTTAGAATTAAGAATAAGTATATTGGTGATTTCTTACATATTCCAAGTGAGTTCTTTATGACCAATGATTTGGAAAAACAAATTCAGCAAGCATTGGAGATAAACAAAAATAAGGGTTTCTAGTGAATTACGAGCGTATCTATAACAGTATTATTAATAGAGCAAAGAATAGAGTTCTTTTTGGTTTAATTGAAAATCATCATATAATTCCTCGTAGTGAAGGAGGAAGTAATAAGAAAGGCAATAAAATTGAACTTTCACCAAAAGAACACCACATATGTCATTTACTACTTATTAAAATGGGAAAGTGTTTAAAGTATTGCTATAGACACATGAATTCATTCCAATATATAAGGATGAAGGAAACAGAGAAAAGAAAAATAAAGGTTCGCGAGAGCCGTAAAATGTATAAAGAAAGACGTGAATTTGAGGAAAATCAATATGAAGGTAAGTTTAATTGTAGCTACTGGACTGAAGAACGAAATTGGTCAAAAAAATCAAATGCCTTGGAAACATCTAAAAGCTGATTTACAAAGATTTAAACAGCTAACTTCTGGTCATTGTGTAGTAATGGGCCGTAAGTGTTTTGAGTCTATTGGCAAAGCACTTCCTAATAGAACGAATATAGTTGTATCAAGCAATCCAGAATATGAAGCCGAAGGTTGTATTGTAAAAGATACTCTTCAACTAGCTATGGATTACGCAGTATCTCGTAATGAAACTGAAGTATTTGTAATTGGAGGCGGTACCATTTATCGTCAAATGTTATCTACAAGAGCAGTTAAACAGATTTATCTGACAGTTGTAGATAGTGAATTTCCAGAAGCTGATGTATTTTTTCCGGAATTAAATCCTAATGAATGGGTCAAAGAAGAAGTAGGCTCAGTTGAAAAAGATGAGAATAATGACTACCCTGTTAAGTTCTATGTATTGAAAAATAAAAGATTTTTATAAATAATATATGACAAAGAATTTTAAAGAACTCGATAAGAAAATTGAAAAAATCGTAGGTATTTTTGAAAAACAAGGTTTCGGCTGTCGTTTCTTCAGTAATACAAATATTAAGATTGTAGATAATTCTATGCAGGATACTACCTCTACTGGCGAAGTTGGTAGTATTACCATGACAAAAGAAGGAAAGATTACTGTTAAGTTGACCGGTAAGGAAAACAAACAGAAGATCAAGAGTATCATGCATAAGACAGAATGCGTTTTCAGACCAAACAAGCTTGCTCTTGAAATCGGTGCAGAAACTCGTATTCTTATCAAGAACTATTTGGCTGCAGTTAAGAAAATTGCAAAAGAACTATAAATATAATAAAATTTAGGAGATATCAACTATGGATTTTAAAGAATATTACCACAAGAAACTTGATGAAGAATTTGCAGCTGAAGAAGCAGCACGTTCCGAAGCAGAACAGAGTTATACAACTCAGGCTATGGGTTCTAATGCACAGAGCTTGATTAACCAGTATGTTAAGAATGGTGACCTAAAGGACGGTTTCAAGAACCTCGGTCAGGATCTTGCAAAGGCTATCGTAGACTATGCTAAGACTCAGCTAGTAAATGACGAAATGTTTGATTCCGCTGACGCTAAGTCTAAGTTCGAAAACTTTGTAGACCAGAAGATTGGCCTTACTGCTGGCGGTACTCTTACTGATTTGCTTAAGCATATCGCTATTGACTTGGCAAACGCTAAGAATACATTCACCGCTTAATCTGAAAGTTTAATATAAAGTTTAGGCTAACTGATTTAAAGTCAGTTAGTCTTTTTTTTATAAATATATAAAATAACTCGCGATTATTTTTAAGGAGATTAATAACATGTTATTAGATGAAGCAAAAAATGTACTAGCTAAGGCTGGATATAAAATGGTTCAGGAAAAGGAAGAACTTCAGGAATCATTTAGAAATTTCAAGAAACATAATATGCTTGCTGAATGCGGCGATTCAGAATATTACGAAGATAATGCTGAAGCAGCAGGTATCGCATATACAGATGATGAAGAATTTGGTGAATGTCCAGTATGTGTAATTTGCGGTAAAGAATGCTGTGACGATGAAGGCGAATATTCAGAAGATGGTGATTTTGTATGTGCAGATTGTGCACAAAATACCGAACAAGAAATGATTGATTTGGACCCAATGTCTTTCTGGGATAATAAGATTCCTGACTCTAGAACTCCACGTGCTCGCCAGTTAGACGATATGGCTGAAGAAGATTTCGATGAATCTTGCCACCACTATAAGTATGGCCGTAAGCTTTACGAAGATTTAGAAGCGGAAGATAAAGATTCTTATGCTGAATGGGAAGCTTTTGAAGATAGGCGTCATGCATTGGAACAGGAAGAAGGCGAAATGTGGGATAATTGTCCGGGTTATGCAGTTAGTGTAAAAAAAGGTTTATCTGATGAAGATTATATCGACCCCGAAGAAAACCTTTATGCAGAAGATGATGACCCTATCGAAGACTACAATTGCGAAGAAGGTTTATCTGATGAAGATTATATCGACCCTGAAGAAAACCTTTATGCAGAAGATGAAGAATCTTTAGGCGAATCATGCTCTTGCGGCAAGAAGGGTTGTTCTTGCGGCGGTAAGAAATCCAAGAAGAAAGGAAAGAAAGGAAAGTCTAACAAGGGTTGGGTTCCTTACTGGATGTTCAAGAAGGGCAAGGATAAGGACGAAGACTAAGTAAAATAAGTTTTACGTTTTTATTAAAGGAAAGGGCTTACAAAGTCCTTTCTTTTTATTATATTGCATAATAGTATAAAAGGTAAGGTTATAATGTCTAAATACACTATTAGTTCATTTTATGAAAAAGTTGCTCCATTTCTTAAGGAACATAATTATGAATTGAACAGAGATGACTGGCAGTATGATAGTAAAATTAATGATTACAAAAAGCATACTTATAAAACTGAAAAAGCAGCATTAAATAAATTGATCGAGTCAAAAACAAAGTATATTACATTTCGTATTCCTAATGGGTTAGATGATACTATTGATGCTGAATTGAATTTTAAATTACATTCAATTTTTTTCGTCTTAATGTAAGTCCTTGTGTTGATATTGAATTCCATAAAGTAAGTGAATTTATTTCATGGTATGAACGTTATGGTGAAGAATTTAATACTTTTTATTCTAAATATCATACTATAGCATATAATATTAGGCAATTAGAAAAAACTAAAAGTGATTTATATAATACGTTCTATCCATCTATTAAAAAATTTAGAGAAGAACAAGAACGTAGATGGAAATTTGATAAAGAAAACTTTAAAACTACTAGAATTTTAGGAAAGTTAAAATGACATATTATGAACAGTGTAAGCGAAACTTTATAGAAGAATATAAAGCCAAACATGATAAAATGGTAAAGTGTCTTTCCGAACAGGTGGATAAGTTGCTTGTCGAACAAAAGAAAAATATTGAAGAATTAGAAAATATTTTAACTTCTAATGGTTATAACATCATAGGCCTTGGTGTTAACCAATGCGGAGCAGATTTAACTGTTCTTGAGCCTAAGTGTTATTATAAAGTACAGAAGACTGGTTGTTCGTTTGTAATTAATTTGGTATGTGCATTTACTAATAAAGGTGGCCAGTGTAGACCGTATTTTTATGCAATGTCTACTATTGATCGGGCATATAATAAAGGACTTTCTAGAGCCGTTATTAATAAGTTTAACGAATATTGTATTGCAACACCGATTCGTGAACTTTGGCTTACCAATAACGATTTTTCGGGAACCAATGAATTGTTTTTTGAACACTTAAACAGCCTGTCAAATATTACCGATATTGATTCTGTCAATCGATATAATTTTGTCAGAAAGACTATCGCGGAAAATAAAAAAGTATTAAAGGCTCTTAATAAACTATAATAGGTTTATGGAAATTAAAGTAGATCAATATACATATAATGCTATTGGGATATCACCTGAAATATTTATTGATATGGAACGCTGGGTTGGCGGGCATAATGAAGTTATTGAAGGTGATATATTTGAATATTTTAATTTAATATGTGCGAATGGTAATAAAAATGTAAAAACAGGTCAAACTGTTGTATTTGATAATAAAACATATCAAACTAAAGATGCTAAAGAATTAGAAATACTTCGGCATAATATAGAACTTGCATTGGCTTTGGAGAATTTAGATGTCTTTTACAACGAATGAAATCGGAGAATCTTTTATTATTGAACCCATTAGGCAGTTTGTATATACACATCCAGCTTTTACATATCATAATACTGCTTCATCTATAGATGTTAATAAAAAGAAAAATGATTTTTGGGTAGAATTTGACGATAATGGATATTCAGTTGAGATGATATTACATCATAAGAAATACTATGCATATAAACATAAATTTGAATTTATTAGGCCAGTGAACCTAGAATCAGCATGGAGAGCAAATACCATTAAGTCAATATTAAATATGCTGGAAAATTATGATTCAATTATGCAAGACTGGTTTAAACAGTGTAGTATTTTTTATAGTAATATGAATAACATTATGGCAATTAATTCAGTTAATGCATGTTTAGTTTCAACAGGATATGTTTAAAATAAGTAATATGGGTTAACAAATTTAACAACTATTACTATATTCGTCTATATGTTTAAAATATTTAAAGGCGAATACGTTACATCATTTCTAATTATCTTTAGTTTCCTGGTTACTGCTATTCCAGGAATGAAAGAATTGGTATTGTGTAATAGTTCATTGGCTTATGTGACTAATATTTTCTGCCATTCAGATTTAAGTACTCATTGACTAAATAATATGTTTCTAATAGCTTTACTAGGGCCAACTATCGAAAATCATTTTGGGGCTATTAAAATGAGCTTAATGATAGTTCTGACAACGCTAGCAGAGAATCTAGTCTGCAACGGTATTGGAATGTCAGGTATTGCATATATGTTTATAATTTTATCTTGTTTTTGCCGTAAAGATAAGACGATTTCATTTACATGTATTGCTTTAGCATCATTTGAACTTATTCCAGAACTTAAGAACTGGATTTTTGCAGATGATAATATTGGACATAGTGCTCATTTTATGGGTGGAGTAATGGGTTTCATTTTTGGACTTATTGATAATAAGTTAAATCTGGAGAAAAACTAATGGCAAGTTATACACGTTTTTTAGACCATGTGCTTTATGGTTAAAACAATATTGCAAAGATAATAAACTTACTTATCAATATTATACTAGTGATTGTGTTAAAATATTAACTGATGCTTATTGTATCTATATAACTGAATCAGATTCTACTAATTCGGATATTATAGTTGAAGTTTTTAAAACGGAAACTAACTCATATGGATGTAGTTATCATGATCATGAATGTTATAGAATATATTGATAGTAAAATACAATTTACCGGCGTGTTTACATTAACAATTAATAAAAATTCACCAATATTTGTTAAGCGTCCAATTATTAATTCTGATGAAGATACAATAGCATTTATTAGAAATTCTATTATTGCTGGTATTGAAGCAGGAAATCTTTATGTAAATCAACATAAAATAATAATGTCAAATGTATTAAATAATTTAGATATTAACGGTTTATCAGACAGTGAAGAATATAATATGTATCCATTCTATTACGCGAATTAATAAAATAAGGGTTGACAAAAGTCAATCCTTTTTCTATATTATAAACATAATCAAGGAGCTTATATGCCTATTAAATTTTTACCTGAACAAACTAAAGCAATTAACAATATGCTTAATAAAAAAGTTGGTCTTTTGTGTTTGCCTACTGCTGCTGGTAAAACAATTATTATTTATGGTCATGCAAAGAATTGTTTTAATGACGATAAAAAGCATAACTTCATTGTCAGTGGCCCTATTATGGATCTTAATAGGCAGACAGCAACAAGTATTATTTCAAACCTTTATAATGACGGTTTAATTAACGAACATAATTGTGATATTGTTATTGCTAACTGTTCAAATAAAAAGTGCAATACTTATTTTACTATTATTGATAATAATAAAATTGATATTATTACAACAAAAGAGTGGAGTGGACAAGCATATGCAGGTATTGGCGTAAACACAGCAGAAACAAAGCAAGATAAACAGTATAGAATTACTGTTGTTTGTAATCCGACATTACAGAATGATGAAAAGTTTTTGGACTATATTGATAAGGAAACAGTTAATCATTTTTATTTTGATGAATGTCATACATTAAAGAAAGACCCGACTAATAAAAATACAACAGAAGATCTCGCAAAAGAATGGGTTAATTACGATAAGATTTTCGAACTTATTGGTGAAAATGGTACGTGCTATTTTGTAAGCGCTACACCGACTCTTGATAATTTTAACACAATTATCGAACATCATTATGCAAATACTTTTGAAGATTGCTTTGTCCATCGTTTAACACCATATCAGGCAATTAATGCAATAATGATTGTTGAACCAATGTTTAAAATTATTAAATGCTCAGAACTTAGCTTAAATTCTATTTCTAAAATGATTGATGTTGTTTTAGATGATATTGATGAATTAAAATCTAATGATCCTAATTATCTGGCAAGAGTACTTATTACATGTTCTTGTACTGATGATCTCTGTTCGTTGGAAAAGAAATTAATTGAATTGCACGGTGACGAATATGATGTATATTCCACTTGCAGTGCTAATGGTAAAAAGAAAAATAATGAAGCATTAAGCGGAGATATTAAGGATTTTAAGGATCAGATCGAAAATAATTCTCGTTCTTGCTTTATTTTGCATATTCAACAGATTATTGCTGGTATTGATATTCCAAGTTTTACTCATACTATTTTCAATATGAGTGCAACTACTAATTTTATTGCACCTATTCAGATTACTGGTCGTGTACTTAGACCAGAACGTCGAATTGCAAATGGTGAAGCTGACCTTTCTTCTAAAAAATACGGATATGTATATATCAATATTGAAGATAATCTTGATGAAGCAGAAAAAGCTGCTCGTACACTTGTAGATTACTATGGAGCAATTTTTGAATTTCTTAAACCATCGTTCTTTGAAGGATATACTAATGGTTCAAATGAACGACACAAGAGACTGACTCAATTTGAAGATGATATTACTACTAAAAACTTTGAAGAATATATTAATAAGTTTTTAAAGAAGACTGCGAAATTTATTCATGAAATGGAAACTTATGGTTATTCTATGGATATTAAAGCAGCAATTGAAGAAAATATTAAAGGTAAAGGATATGTAAATGAACTTCCTGTGTTTTATGTTCCTGAACTTTCCAAATATATTGAAAAAGTAAAA